TCATTTGCTTTTGCTGGTGGAAAAATTACAGCTTCGTATGGCAGCGCAACTGCTAAAGCTCATGCTGATACTTTATATACTAATCAAGATAAAACAGATGGCAAAATACCAACTGGTAAAGATGTAGGTGATGTTGCAGTTGAAGGTTTAAAAACAAAATTAATTAGAAATGTAAAAGAAGAAGCTAATAGATTATTAACAGAAACTGATTGGTATGTAACACGTAAGTCTGAAAAATCAACTGCTATTCCTAGTAATATTACAACATGGAGAAATGGAATTCGTTCTAAACAAGCAGCTATGGAAACGTCTATAACTAATGCAAGTGATACACCAGCTCTTGAAACTTTATACACTTATGTAAACACAGCTGATGAAGGGGATCCAGTTGTAATGGAAAGACCAATTGGAGAGTTCCCAGTATTAGGATCTTAACATGCCTTTAATTTTACCAGGTAATGTAGCAACAGCAACAGCCTCAACAACTTATGAAGTAGCCAATTCTGTTAGATTTAATAAAGCAGATGCACCAGCACTAAAAAGAAATAGTATGGGTACTGCAACTAACAGAAAAAAATGGACACTTTCAATGTGGGTAAAACGATCTACAACAGCACAAGCTATGTTAGCTTCTTTTGATGGTGCAAAATCTTATTTTCAATTTCAAAGTGGTGGACAACTTGAGGTTAATGATGTTCCAGGAAGTAGTTTTAATTATAGACTTGTAACAAATGCAATTTATCGGGATATTGCCGCATGGATGCACATCGTGGTTGCTTATGACAGTACACAAGGAACTGATACTAATAGACTTAAATTATATGTAAATGGTGCACAACCAACTTTAGGAACCGCTACTTATCCAGATCAAAATTTTGAACCTGAAGTAAATAGCACAGGAAGTCATAAATACGGAAGTTATGATGATAGTGCTGATTTTGCTTTTGATGGTTATTTTGCTGAAATAGTTTTTATAGATGGAACTCAATATGCCGCTTCAGATTTTGGAGAATTTGATGAAGATAGTCCAACAATTTGGAAGCCTAAGGATCCATCAGGATTAACTTTCGGTACAAATGGACATTATTTAGACTTTGAAGCCAGCGGTAACCTTGGGAACGATGTAAATGGTGGAACAGATTTTGATGAGAATAATATAGTTGCAGGAGACCAAAGCACGGACACGTGCACAAATAATTTTGCAACTTGGAATTCTTTATTTAGAAAAGGAACTACAACACCAGCTTTTGCTGAAGGTAATTTAAAATCAACTTTTGATGATGGTGGTGCTAATGAATTTGCATTAACAACTTTTGGAGTGAGTGCTGGTAAATGGTATGCAGAAGTAAAATGGACATCTAACACTGGAACTGCAGCTACCGCTACAGGAATATTAGATATGGCTTATACTGGAACTGATGATCCAAATAATGCAGTTACAAATGCTTTTGGATATTTTGGAAGTGGAACTAAAAATGTTTCTGGTACTGCATCTTCTTATGGAAATTCTTATGCTGATGGAGATATTATAGGAATAGCAATAGATATGGATAACAATAAATTATATTTTTCTAAAAATGGAACTTTTCAAGACTCTGGTGATCCTACTTCTGGTTCAACAGGAACAGGTGCAATATCAATAGTTTCAGGTGTTACTTATGGAATTTTTGCATCTGATTATAATAGTCAAGTTGCTGAATTAAATACTGGTTCTCCACCATTCTCAATCTCATCAGGAAATAGTGATGCTAATGGTTATGGCAATTTTGAATACGCAGTACCAAGTGGTTATCTTGCGATCTGCACCAAAAATTTAGGAAGTGATGGAGGGTAAATGGCAGCTTATACAACAATAGACAATCCAGAATTATATTTTCAAGCTAAAATATGGACCGGCAACGGTAGTGCTACTGCTTTAACTTTAGATGGCGAGGAAGATATGCAACCTGACTGGGTGATGATAAAACAAAGATCAAGCACTCAACAATGGAATGGTTACGATGATGTTCGTGGTGTTCAAAAATATTTAGGTTTTAATACAAATATTTTAGAAAACACACAATCACAAGGATTAACAGCTTTTGGTTCTAATGGATTTACAGTTGGAACTGATGATATGGTTAATAAAAATACATCAACTTATGTTGCTCATTGCTGGAAAGAATCTGCAACTGCTGGGTTTGATATGGTCTTATATACTGGAAATGGTAGCAACAGAACAATATCACATTCACTTTCAGCCACACCAGATTTGGTAATTATCAAAAAAAGAAACAATACCGGTGACTGGATGGTGGGTGGATCAACAATGCTTGGTGGTGATAATAAATTATTATTATTAAACACAACTGCTGCATTAGATAACAATTCAGAAGTTTATCAATCTTTTTCTTCAAGCACTTTTGGAATTGGAGTTAACGCATATACTAATGCTGATAGTGATACTTTTATAGCTTACTGCTTTGCAGCTAAACAGGGCTACTCAGCTATGGGTTCCTACAAAGGAAATGGAGATGCTGATGGATCATTTATATACTTAGGTTTTAAACCAGCTTGGTTTTTGTGCAAAAATACTCAAGATGCTGGTGATAATTGGATTTTACACGATAATAAAAGAAATACTTTTAATGTTACTGATGAGGGTTTAGCACCTAATGCTAATGGTTCTGAATTTACAGATGTTGATATGGATTTTTTATCTAATGGGGTGAAGATGAGAAATAACACAGGTAGATCAAATGCTTCTAAAAGTTTTATATATATAGCTTTTGCCGAATCACCATTTGTAAATTCAAACGGAGTACCGAACAACGCAAAATAATTATGTTACAAAAATTAAGATTTCAACCTGGATTTAATAAACAAGTTACAGCAACTGGTGGCGAAGGCCAATGGGTTAGTGGTGATTATGTAAGATTTAGATATGGTTCACCTGAAAAAATAGGTGGTTGGGCACAGTTAGGAGACGTTACTTTAACTGGTAGAAACACGGCGCTTCACCATTTTGTTAATGCATCTGGTATTAAGTATGCTGCATTGGGTACAAATAGAATGTTATATGTATACTCTGGAGGAGCTTTTTATGACATAACTCCTCTTAAAAGCACAACTACTTTAACTAATGCTTTTTCAACAACTAATGGTGATGCAACAGTTACCATAACTTTTTCATCTGATCATAATATTACTAAAGGTGATATTATTTTATTAGATAGTTTTACCGCTATTACTAACTCTAATTTTGCCGCTAGTGATTTTAATGATAAAAATTTTATGGTTGCAACTGTTCCAAGTTCAACAACAATTACAATTGAAATGTCATCTAACGAATCTGGATCAGGAGCATCTACTTCTGGTGGAATAAGAGTTAAACATTACTATTCAATTGGTCCTGCAGTCGAAGCATCAGCCGCTGGTTGGGGTTTAGGTTTATGGGATGGTACTGTAGCTGGAGAAGTTTTTAATACTTTAGATGGAGCCTTAACTTCAGGTTCATCAAGCATTGTTTTAGATGACTCAACAGGATTTCCTGCATCAGGAACAGTTTTAATAAACAGTGAAAGAATTGCTTTTACATCTAATACAACTGGTACGGGAACTTTATCGGGATTAACTAGAGGATCAGATAACACAACAGCAGCTAGTCACTCTGATGGAGCAACAGTGACCGATGCTTCTGAATATACTAAATGGGGTGCATCGCAAACAGGTGATATTATAACAGCTCCTGGTTTATGGTCTTTAGATAATTACGGAAATAAATTAATTGCAACTATTGTTGATGGCGCAACTTTTTCATGGGACTCAGATGCGTCTGGTGCAACATCTACTAGAGCAACAATTGTTGCTAACGCACCAACGGCAGCGGTGCAAACTTTAGTATCTACACCAGATCGTCACTTAGTATTTTTTGGAACAGAAACAACTATTGGAACTACATCAACACAAGATGATATGTTTATTAGATTCTCGGACCAAGAATCAATTGATGCAACAACATCATATGCACCTAGTGCAATCAATACTGCTGGTACACAAAGACTGGCCGACGGAACACGGATCGTTGCAGCTATAAGAGGTCGTGATGCAATTTATGTTTGGACTGACACATCTTTATTTATTATGAGATTTGTTGGTGCACCTTTTACTTTTTCATTTCAACAAGTTGGAACTAACTGTGGATTGATAGGTAAGAATGCAGCTGTAGAGGTTGATGGATCTGCATATTGGATGTCAGAAAATGGTTTCTTTAGATACACTGGTAAACTAGAATCTTTAGCTTGTTTAGTTGAAGACTATGTTTACGATGATATTAATACAGTTCCTAAAAATCATATTTATGCAGGGTTAAATAATTTGTTTGGTGAAGTAACTTGGTTTTATCCAGGAAGTGGTGCTGAATCTAACAATAGATCAGTTACTTATAACTATATGGATTCAACACCAGAAAGACCAGTATGGACTACAAGTTCACTTGCTAGATCATCTTGGTTTGATTCTTCTATATTTGGTAAACCACACGGAACTGAATATGACTCAAGTGCTACAAGTGACGCAACAATTGGTAATACAGATGGTGTTACAACTTACTTTGAACACGAAACAGGACAAGATCAAATTAAAGGAGGAGCAAGAACTTCTATTACAGCAAATATTCAATCAGGAGATTTTGATTTAGACCAACAAGGATTACAAGGTGATGGTGAATACATGATGAAAATTAGAAGAGTATTACCTGATTTTTTAACTCAAACAGGTGATGCAAGAGTTACATTAAATTTAAAAAATTATCCAACAGATTC